CGGGTTCTGCGGTCGTAAAGTTGGTCTTCCAAGATGAGGGGGTTATATTATGGCTTACCCCGAAGATTTGGACTGTCTTATCTAGGCTTGTTCCGTTTGGCTGAGTGGTAAAGATTCGAACGGGTGAAAAGTAGTCAAGGCTGAGGGCTGCGATAGTTCCCGCGGTGTAGTTTGATGTGTTAAGGTCTAAGGTCAGGGAGTCCACTCTTACGGCGGTTTCCTTGCGTGANCCCAGGAANGCTTGGGCGTAACTTANCGCCTCGCTGTCTGTCTGCATGAGTAGCCCGGCTTGGTTGTATGAGTGAGTGAAATACTTGGCAATACTCGCGGCATCCGTGGCGCTTTGGACTGTTCCACCTTGTCGGCTTATTGTGATAGAATTAAAGACTTGGCTATCATCTAAAACCCACTTAACGGCCGAGTAACCGATACCCGCCCCGCTATCTGAGAAGAATGTGGGAGTGGCTGCAATTGAGCCTACTGTCAAGTTCCTATCCTGAAACACGGCCCGACCGTCTGCACCTACATAAAAAGCGCCATATTCACTTGCTGCCACGGTCTGAAGGGCTGAGAGGGCTGTACGCTGTGTGGCGGGGTCTGCCTGTAAAGTGGTTAAGCCCGTGTCTACGTCTCTCATACTAGCGGGCCATGTAATGCTATCTAGTATTTTATTGATTCTTGTCCCAGTTGTCTCACCTGCAACAGACCCGCAACTCCGAAAAATTGGGCATTTTGGAAGAGCCTGAAGCCATCTATAGCGCTTAGTGTGGTGTAAACCACATCGCCATCAAACTTTGGCGTAGACGTCTCATACGCCGTTATGTAGCCCGAGAAGATGGGATAGTTTACGCCTAAAAAAGTAGATGTCACTTGTATTTTACGCATAGGCGATAGAAAACCACTAAAAGGACTTGCCGGGTTTTGCGGGTTAAAGTCTCCGTTTTGGTCTATTATTCTTATACTTGCCGTTCCGGTGTTGAATTGTTCGGCCGATAACTGGCGGCCTCTATTGGTAAATACTCTGTCCACGCGGTTAGATACATCCACGATTAAGCCACTGGCAGAGTCGCTTAAAACATCCGTCCCGCCAAGGGTTGAAGTACCCAAGACAAAAGAGTTAGCGAAGGCCGCACCCGTTGAAAAGTTGATGATGACATTAACGGTGGCTAAAGTCATAAGGCACCTGCGGTAGTGGTGAAGTCCCCACGCTTGTTTAATCTGATAACTGCATCTTGGATAAGGTTAGTCAGTTCGTCAGGGTTTGAGACTGTGTTAGCGTAGATGTTAATAGTGGTGTCCATATTTCTATCCTGCCCGCCGAAAGGGTTACTAACAGATTTTACGGATGAGCCGAGTGCGCCTTTCATTAGTGTTGCTAGGGCTGCGGCGTTTTGGAAGTCTAAAAGGTCTGCCATCGCGTTTGCTCTTGCAGTCGCAGCGTCGGCGTATTCTAGTATTGCATCCATTGATGTACCCACAGCACTAATCGGCGCAATAAAGTCGCCAGATGAGCCGTTGGCGGCCGAGCCGGAACCCGTAACGGGTGACTTGACCGTACTCGGTGAGTCGGTGATTTTCTTTAGTAAAGCCAATGCCTCGTTTAAATTGTTTAGGTTAATCAAATCTTTTGGCTTTAGGCTCTCTAGGATTGTCTTGATGTCTCGCAACTTAATCTCCTGCCCGCTGAGTGCACCGAGTATCTGGACATCGCGGTTAAGTTTTGCCGTGGCTAGTTCTATTTGTTTCACATTTCCGCTTGCAATTGCATCCTCTAATTCAAGCATGGAGCGCCTAACATTCAAGCGGGCGGTATCGTTAGCAATGCCTAGAATTTGGGCGGCGTTGGTTGCCTTGCCTAATTGCTCCGCTTGACTTGCTAGGGCTGCGGCGTTTTGGATCTTGTCTAAGTCAAAGACATCCTCGCCCTTGCCTAATGCCAAATTGGCCTTGGCTAATGCAATGGCCTTATTGTCTAATACGTTGGACTTGCCCTTATTAGATAGTTGTTTCTTTGTTTCTGTCGTTAGGCTTTTGGCTGATTTGGTAATCTTTACACTTGCGTTTAGTTGCTTCTTGTAAAGTTCAGCGTATCGCCCGCCAAACTTTTGTGTCTCCTTCATGTCCGCTAAATTATCGGCGGCAGTGGCTCTTTGTAGATCGCGGATTGATTCCAACGGGTTACCTGCGGCCAAGATGCTTATATTGCGACCAAGCCTTGAAATGCCAATGACTGCATCACCTACGCCGCTGGCGAGGCCTTCGATGAGTTTAATCGTGTTGGGTAGGCCGTTGCCGTTGTTGAGCGCATTTAGTGCGGTAATGAAATCAGCACCTAGCGCCTCCTTAGCATTATTTGAGGCAACAGTTAATTGAGCCATCGAACCCGCTAGGCCTTCGGCTGCCGTTGCCGCTTGTCCGGCAAAAAGTTCCGTTAGGCGGGCGGTGATTACTTCCATGGAAGAGGAGGCCAACTCTGTTTTAGATAGTCCCACACCCAAGCGGCCTATTGCCTGAGTCTGTCCCAAATAAGCCTTTTGCAGGCTTTGAGATACTTGGGTGAGTGATTTACCTGTACCCGCTGAGATGTCTAAAGCAAGGCTAAGCAATTCTTGGGACTTAGACAATGAGCCAGTTGCCCTAAGCATCCTATCCATCGCGGGGCGTAACTCATCATCTAAAACACCTGTTTGCCGTTCAAGGCCTGAAATGTAGTCATTTACCTCTTTGGCTGCCCCACCGAACCCAAGGCCTAGATTCTCTAAAGTCTTGCCAAGTGATGCGGCTGCCTTTGCATCTTCGGCGTATGCCTTTATTGATGCTTTAGAAAATGCCAGAATTGCGGTTACGCTAAAGGCTGCGCCAAGATTGCGGGCGGTATTCTTACCCTTTGCGCCTAGTTTGTCTAAGGCGGTTTCGGCTTTTTTAAATCCCTTACCGTCAAGTTTTGACCCTATATTAATTTGAGGTATCACTTAGCGCCCCTTGTGAAGGTAGTAGTTTCCGCGCGTTTGTTAAATTCGCGCGTGGCAGTATCTATGGCCTTGATTGCCGCACCATTGACCTTACCTTGATCTTCTGCCCATGCCCTAAAGATTAAGCGGCCTTTAGACTTACGGGAACGACGGCCTCTCCCTGTCTGGCCGGATGCGTTCTTCATTACCCCTGTAGAATTCATTGCGTCAATCAGTTGCTTCCCTGCATTCGGGTTGCGTGACTGGCTAAATTTCTTGTTACCCGTCTGAGACTTGATCGCGTAGTAGTTGATTTGAAAGTCAGCGTTAGGGTAGTCCTCGCTGCCAGATGTCCGAGTGACTAGGCCTGAGGGTGCGGCGTGTGGCCGACCTGTACCCGGTGGTACTGACCCGGCTCGCTCATAGATTGCACCTGCAACGGAATTGTTGAAGATGCGAGCGTTAGAAGTAAAGCCATACTTAGAAGTAGGGCCGGGCTTAGTACTAAAGCCAATACCTGATTTGATTGAGGAAGCCGAGTAAGGGAACCATTCACCTTTGGCCCACCCGCTAAGAGGTGCCGAACTTGGTACAAAGCCCCGCGCCTTGGCTGTAAGTGGCTTAAGTACCCGCCTGAGCTCTTTGTCTAATGCTTTGGAAAGATCGGGAGCGAATAGTCTAATGGCCTTGCGGGTTTGTTTAACGCCTTCGACTTTTACTTGCATTTTTCGCCTCCTCCGCTTCGTCTTTTAATCCTTCGATTAACGCATCGAACATCTCACGGTCAAGCCCTAAGAGTTCCTTAGGTGAGAGGCCTAACCTGATACTTAGCCGGGCCACTAGATAAGTAAAAGGTAAGTCTCTCTTTATACTAAAGGGGCAGAGTCCGAAATGTCTACGCTCTTTAAAGTCTCAATAAAATCAATACCGAACGGGGCAACCGTTTCCCCTGAGCGCCGGGTTACTTCCCAAGCCACATAGTAAACGTCTGACTGGCGCTCTTCTTCTCTGAAACATTTGTAAAAGCCTTTTTTAAAGTGCTGCTCAAAAGCGTACTCAACGGCGGGAGTTATCTCGCCTGTTAGTCTTGTTCCGTCTGTTCTCTCGATTGTGATAAATGCCATGATGTCCCCTACTTCCTTTGGTTATGGTGCGACTGTTACAGCAATAGTACCATTAACATTGAATTGCAGGGACTGAGTTGAAAGGTCAGCCACGCCGCCATTGATGTCTGTAGTGTTATTGACTAGGCAATTCATGGTGTAGAGAGGATTGCTAGCCGATACTGCCGCATCCGTCTGCTTTGCGGTGATTACTACCGTAGTTCCCCACGCTTGGCGAAGGGTTGGGATTACTGTGGCTGTGTCGTTGTCGTTCATGAGGTCGATGGATATAGAACTAGCCTCGAGCCCTTTTACAAACTTGTGACCCAAGTCACCCATTGCGGTAACTTCCAACTCATCAAATGAGCGATTGATGGTAAATGAACTGACATATTGAGACAGGTCTACGCCCGCAATTGTTAAGACTAGGGTATTGCTTCCAAATACTGGCATTTTATTCCTCTTCCTTCTTGGTGAGTGGTTTAGGTGTTTCGGTCTTTATTGCTTGCCCGGTCTTAACTAAAAAGGCTTCGTTATCCTTTTCCCATTCGTTCATATTTAACTCCAACTCGTTAGAATTTTGACAGAAAACTCACAACTTAAAAGGGTGCCTGTAGCTGCATCTAGCGTAGAAGGGGCCGAGATGTCTGCCACCATGTAAGCCAAATTAGACTCACAAAGTTTAGTAAATACGGCGGTACGTTTTCTTCTATGCGGTTAAGGTTTCCCTCGTTGTCAAACAATGGAACTGTTACTATAATTTTAAAGTTAGCCGTTGGGCTGATCTCGATGCGCGTATTATTTGTAGGGGTAATGTAGGGATTATCTGGCACAATGATTACAGAATTGGCAAGGACTACAGGCGGCGGGAAAGCGAAGGTCTGCCAATTGGCATCATCTACTAGAGCCGCAGCTAGTGTGGCCCGCAAAGTTGTTATAGGTGTAGTCATTAGCCCACCATAGAATTAGGGCTAAGAGCGTGAGAGATTAACCCGCGCACCTTGGCCAATAATTGCGCGCTCATGCGGTACGGGCTTGGCTGAAAGTCTGCCAAGTTGCTACCGGATAGAGTGGCCGTACGCGCTTGCCAGATTTCCACGGCGATCATCAAGCCCGCATTTTGCACGGCTGCATCTAAAGTAAAATCTATGTAAGACTCCGCGGTTACTGTTGCGTAAGGATTAATCGGTGAATGTCCGCGACTAACTAAGTGAGTAGTGGCCATGCTTATGGAATAGTTAGAAAGGCCCGTAATAGTCCTTACGCCGTCAAAATATACTCCTGCGTTGCTAACTGTAACGGTTTGCCCTAGGTAATAAGTCTCCAGGACGTTATCTTTAAAATATAAGGTGCCAGTTGTCCCGACATTAGATTGTGAGTAAGCGTACTCATTATTAGCCCATAGCATAGGAAGCAAAACAGCATCCGCGGCATCGCAAACTTCCTGCAAGGTTGCATCCGGGTATAGGGTACCTACTCCGAGAGTGCTGCGAAGTTCTGCGACTGTTGCGAGCGACATTCCTTATTTCCTTTCCAAAGCCTTGACCGAGCGCGGGGACAACGCCCGGCCAAGGGATCTAATTGGGCTTACGTTAGGTTAAACTTGCGAACGCCTGCGCCCGCCTTTGATACATAGATAGCAAGGTATGCGTATAGATTAATCTCTACTTCTCCGGAGGTCAAAACATTAACGCGAAGGTTAGTAGTAGGTGACTCCCAGACATAGACAGAAGCCGGGGCAACTAGGAAGGCAGAGTTATCAACTAAGCCAGTAGTTGCGATATTGTGGTCAATTACTAGATCAGTTCCTAGTACACGGCCGACAACTGAGGAAGGAGAAGCCTGTCCGCTTGCATTTTGTGGAACCTCTGCCGAGTAAAGTGCCCGGCCTGTGGTGTCTGCGAAGCCTTGAATTGCTGCCCAGTAGTCAGTACTTGCGACTAACTTACTTGCATAATCTCCACCGGTGCCCTTGTAGGCTGCGGCTGATTCTGTTGCAATAAAGGACTGAAGGCCCGCGGCTGTTCCGGCTGTAGGTGCTGCCTGTACTCCCGAGGCTGCGAAGGCTGCGAGTACGGCATTATCTGTTGCCTTCTCGTATCCCTTACGCATTTCGTTTAGTAGCAATGCCTCAAATGCAGGATTTGAGAAGTCTAGCAACTCAAAAGAAACCCGGTTAATGGAACTGAATTTCTGCGCGGTGATGGTGTCAAACCCTGAAGTCATACCAGTTTCGGACGGTGCGCCACCTTCGGCTACTACGGCGGTAGTTGGTGCAACGATTAACTTAGGAATAGTAAAGGTCAGTTGTGGAACTGTTCCCGACTTTGTAACTGCATCGAAGGCGGGACGGCCTGAGAATGTGTCAGTGATAAAGGTATTAAGGTGCGTAGGAAGTGTTAGGCCTGTGTTGTTGGCTGTTGAGTCATCGGCCGCGCGAACGATACGGCGTGAAGAGTCATCGCCCATGGCTGCCTTGATGGATGCGCCAAGATATTCGGCTGAAGTAATAGGGGCAACGCGCTCGCGCACGTTAGTTACTGAGACAGTTGGGCGAGCCGCTTCTACTACCGGTGCCATAACTTCCTCGTTTGCTACGATCTCCGGAATTAGTTCCAAAGCGTTCTCGCTTTCTGTTAGGTTGGATTCTGCTGCTACGTCAATAACCTGAGCAGATTTAAAAGCCGGCTCAGTTACTAACGACACTTCAAACAACTTGGCCGCCGTTACGTGCATGACGCCAAGTTTATTTTTTGACTTGATTACCTGAACGCCTACCGAAAGGCCTGCTTGTAGTCCTTCTTCAGCCAAGATTAAGGCCTCTGTTCCGCGGGCGCTTCGGCTAACTTTAAAAGATGCGTAGATACCGTCCTCCATAGTATTAAAGGAGGTAGCGAAGCCTAGGGGTTTTCTAATGTCGTGCTGATTCAATAACTTGATGGTCTTAGGGTCTTCGGGAATTTCAATAGCGCCAAGTTCAAAGACAACGCGGCCCGCTGATGTAAAGCCCACTTCCCCAGTGCCTGACGGTACTATCTTGCCCGAGATGGTGCGCTCTTCAACGTTGGCCGTTAGTTCTCCCGCAAAAGTTAAAATTAAGTTCTCGCTCATAGTCCATCCTTGCCGTTAGGGGTGAGGTCTGTCATTTCCATGGCTTGCTCTAGCGTGATAAGTCCAAGCGATAAGAGTTTTTCTATAACGGCCAACTCATCTAAAGGGTTAGCCCGTAAAAAGGAGGATTCTAAATTGAAATGCACTAAATTATTGTTGGCGGTGATGTCGTTCATAGACAGGCGTTCTTCAATTGCTGAAATAAAAGGTTGCAGGGTTAATGATACGAATTGCTTACGCGCATCCAATAAATTAGAGTAGGTCATGGAGTTATTGGCATCGGCTGAAAGCATGTAAGCATCAAGGTTGCACAGGCGGGCGATTTGAGTTGCGTAATCCTGTTTTGCTTCATTGTAGAGCATTTCCTTTGGAGAAAATGAGGCCGGCGTATATTCTAAAGTACTTGTTAGATAGGCCGTTGAACGATTGTTCCGCGCTGTTTTCCAAGCATCTAAAAGCCCGCGAACTTCCTTAGGGTCTAGGTCTGCTCCGGTGTTTTTAATGTAACCAGAAGCCATAGGGGTAGAGGCGGCTATCTTAGAAGACTTTTCTAAATCTATCGCGGCTTGTAAAACTAAAGAGCCAGACGCAAGGATGCCATCGTTTAGGCTTTGGAATGTAACCATGTCTGAGATATCTTGAAAGGCTGCATCTATAAAGTAACCAGTGATTAAATTATTATCTATAGAAAATTGTGGAGTTACTCTGTGGTTGGCTATCCATTCAAACCTTGCCGGGCGGTTGTCCTCTTGGTAGCGTTCCGTTACTCTCCAATAACTAACACCGTAAAATAGTAATGAGTCCACCGTGTAGGCTATTGTCACCGATTTAGTTTGATTAAGTGCTATTTGGTCAAGCCACAAGGGTTTTTGGATTTCTTGGCCTGAGGTCTTTCGGTAAAGTTCTAAAGGCATGGCCGCAATAGTTCCGGCGATTAAGTTACGGGCGCGAACTACTGAGGGAACTGTCATGGCGCTTTGGCGCGTTACATCGTAAAACTGCAACGATGTAAAAGGGTTGCTTAAAACTTGAGGGGCATATTCCGCGAGAACAGACGGGCCCTTAGACTTTGATTCTGATCGCGTAAATATGCCCATACCTAACTGTATCATATTAAACCAAACCAAGGAGGCCTTGGGCGTGTCGGATTAGATAAATATCTCTGGCTTGGCTGCCGGGGTCATTAACTTGGAGACAACCATGGCCAAAGAGATCGGGGCCGAGATATCTCCGGCGGATCGGCGCTTAATTAGCCGCCATGCAGAATCGGAGACTTTAGCCGCGCAATTGTTCATCTGTTGGATTAATTCCGCTTGGCCGTTATGGATGACCCGGCGATTAACCAAACCCTCTAGGAAGTCCCCGCATGCCTTATAGAATTGTTGGCCTGAAACATCTTCGGTTATAATTCCGGCCCTTTGGAGTCTGTCGGCTATCGTCTGTGCTGTGTACTTGTCAAAACAGGTCAGGCGCGGGCGGTATAGGTCTGCCCACCCTTTAATCTCTGCCGCCATCTTTAACTCATCTATTGCCACATCTGAGCTAAAAGTTTCTAGGATCCCGATACCTATTCGGCCATCCGGTAAGAGTTGGCCCGCAACTAAGGAGCCGTTACGCCTTGAGGGGCTAATATCAAAAGCGAAGACAGTATAAGCCCCGGGGGCTAATTCTAGCGTGGAGTCCGAAGTCTCTTCAAGTATTCCATGAGGCCAAGGACTAGAGAGCGAGTCTATCCACTGGCATAAGGTTTCCGTTCTAGTGTTTTCTATTGGTGAAGTGGCTATCGCTTCTTCTATTGCTTCTTCGCTGATTGTATAGCCTAAAGATGGGTTAGCCATAGCCCACGCTTTACGGTCATCTATTTTACAGTATTGCGGGGCTGAGTACTCATAATATCCGAAAGATTTAGGCGGGTAAGAGGTAGCCCGCTCTTTTAGGTCATTCAGTACGGTACTAAATGCATCTCCGGCATTTGAGCAGAGTAAAGTGTGGCTTGTCATGTGTGCGCGAGTGACTGGCGTGGCTGCTCTAAATCCCTCTTCCGTCACTTCCCGTACTTCGTCTATGAATAGCAAGCCATTTACGGAGCGACCTCTGGAGCCGTCTCTAGTAGCTGCAACTACGTCCAACCTAGCCCCTGAAAGCATTTCAATAGACTCTGTGCCGTTGGCGTATCGTATCTGCTTTACAAATCCTTTTAGGTGGTCGTTACTCTCTAATACCTGAGTTACTTGCCTAAAGGTATCTAATGCCATAGATCTATTAGAAGACATAATAAGGACATTGGTATTCCACTTTAGTAAGTGAGCCAATATGAGCATCCGGGCTAGGTGTGTCTTACCATTCTGCCGGGCTATAAGTAAAAGGTTAGTTTTCCGTACCCAAAAGCCCTGCGGGTTGATTGTAAGCATGTCTTTTAGGACATACTCCTGCCAAGGTAACAATGGCATCTTAATAATCTCGCATAGGTCTAAAATGTCTTGTATTTTACTCTCACCCGCTAAGGGTACGTTTTCTATCCTTGGTTTAGTGCGCCCCCGCAAGGGTAGGACTACTTTGGGCTCTTTCGGCATTAGATAGTTTCCGGTCTGATCTTAAAGGGTGAGTCTGGTTCGATCTTTGACCGACTAAGGGAGAGAGATCCTGA